ATCCCTGGTTATAAGTCATTTAAGATAGAGAGGAAGTAATATGTGTGACCCAATATCAATAGCAGCTATAACAGCATCAGTAGGTTCATCTATCGCAGGGTATGCTGGGCAAAGGCAACAAGCTAAACAACAAGCAGCTTTTCAAGCACAGTCAGCGGCAGCGGAGCGTCAACGAGCGTTACAGGAACAGTCCTCTATCCGTATGCGTCAAGCACAAGAGCAAGAAGCTACTGCAAGGGAACTTGAACAAGTTAGTAGGAAGTCAAGAGAAGCGTTAGCTAGGGCTAGAGTTTCAGCAGGGGAAGCAGGTGTTGCAGGTGCTAGTGTACAAGCTTTAATGGATGACTATACTAGACAGGAAGCAGGGTATAGAGCAGCAACTTTAAGACAACAAGAGTTAACAGGAGTAGGTACACAGCTAGGATTAGAACAAGCTGGACTAGCTTCTCAACAAAGACTTATAGGCATTCAACAACCTATAAGCAAACCTAGTTTCTTAACAGCAGGTCTACAGGCGGTTAGTGGTGGACTTAGTGGATACAGGACAGGGTTGGATATTGGTAGTAGGATGGGATCATCATCAAAAACAGGAACTACAGCAGCTCAAAGTTATACACAAGCAATGACAGGTAGGAGAAGATAATGGACGAACGAGTACAAGTACAAGGGTTAGGTGATGCAGTTCCAGGTTTACAACCTACTATTCAACGAGCAGGTCAATACAGTGTAGGTCAGCGTAGAGCTGGTAGGAATAAGTTGATGGACCTTGCTGATGCTTTGTCACAGGTTAATCCTATATTGCAACAGTACACACAGGTAGCTGATATAGAAGCAGAACAATTTGAAGATGAGTTATCAAGAAAGAGTCCCGAAGAGATTCAAGCAATGCTTCAAAAGACAGAAGGAGAGTTTGATAAGCAAGTAAGAAAAGGTGCGATGAGTTGGCTTACTTCTCCTATTAATCAGAAGAGGAAGATAGAAGCGATAGGTAAAGTAGCTAGTCGAGGTCTGATGGTGGAAATTAATAAGCGTCTTACTAATCCTCTAGCAGATGATCCTGAAGGAGGTGCTGATATTGTAAATAAAGTAAGAGATGAGTATATACAAAATAACCCTGGATTAGCAGGTTCTGTTATTGCACAACAAGGTTTACAAAAAGCTATAAACCCACAGATACAATCTCTTGTAACAAACTTTGAAGTAAGACAGAACGCTAAAGCTAAAGGAGAGACTGCACACGGTGTTATGAGTTCTTTCTATGAAAATGTTAGAGGTGGGTATCAAGGAGGGGAATTAAACCTAGAAGCAAAAAATGAATTAGCTACATCTTGGTCTTCTTTAAATTCATACTCAGCTGAAGAACAGAGGAAAATATTCGGAGAAACTTTAATTGCTTTATCTAGGGATGGACTAGGGGTGCAAGCAGACGCTTTATTGGATTGGGCTACAACTAATTTAAACTTTGGTGCATCTAAAATGTCAGCTGCTGATCTAGGTATGTTTGATGCTATGATCGATAAAGCGTCTGAAGACGCAGAGCAAGAGGAAGAAGAAAAAGAAAAAGAAGCTATTCAAAGTATCTACTATACAACATCAAGAGATATAGCTGTAATACGATCAGGGAAAGAGGTAACTTATGATGGTGTACCTTATAAAAGTGAGGTTGAATACTTAAATGCTGTTAAAGAAAAAACATTTAATGAAGACCCTGAGTATGGAGGGAGAATAATAGAAGCTTTAAGGGATTTAGAAAAACCTGATCCCAACCTCGAAAAAGATTTATCTAACGCATTGATAAGAGAAACACCCTCTATTAGAGTCTATGAGAGAAACCTAGCACGAGAATTGGAAGCTTCTTTAGTAGCTGATTATGCTGATATAACAACAGATCAAAGAACTAGGGATATACTCTTAAATGCACAAGTTGAATATAGTAATGACTACAACAATAAAAGTTTAGAACTTGTAACTAGTGGTCTTAATGAAACGGAAAGAAAAGCAGAATTAGAAGCTTACGCTAAAGAGCGTTATTCTTTTTATATAGAAAACACAGCTAATAAATTTAGTATTTTAAAAGATAAGATAGACAAAGAAGATAAGATTGAAGTAGAAGCTAATAAAGTTTTAAATAGTAACTACGAGGAATCTACAAAAGCACCTACATCTAATGATCTTTTTTACTTCGGTAAAGTAGCAGCCACTTCAGAAGGATTAAGAAATGTAAGGGTAGATTTAGCTAGAGAAGCTATAAAAGTAACATTAAATCCAACAGCTGAACCAAAAGAAAAACAAAAATCTTTTATGTATTTAATGGAAGAAGGAAGTGAAACTTTAAATGTTTTGGCTGAAAGAATAAAACCTGGTGCTATAAAGGAAAAAGGGAGAAAAGGCATAGCTCCTAATCCTAATTATAATAGAACTAACTGGAGATACAGTGGTATAAAATCAACTCCAGATCAGTATTACACAAGCAAAGAACGAGAGCAATACACCCAACAATATTTACTGATAGAAGGAATAACTGGAGGGTTCGTGGCTGCTTTGGCTGGAGAAGAACCTGTCACGCAATTAGGATTTAGATTTAAACCTGAGACATTACAAGATAAAACAAAAACAGTGAGAATGCTTACTGTACCTTCGATAGAAGCTGCAAGGGAAATAGACAAAGACGAAGATATGCCCCAAGAAGTTAAAGATGTGGCGAACAAAATAGGAGTAACCGATATAGTCGACTTTGTAAAAGATCAAAGAGAATTACATAAGCGACTTAATTTAATTAAATAAAATGGACGAGCAAAACATATTAGAAGAAGAAAACGATGATTTTTTTGACATTGCAGGTGATGTATTAGCTGCTCCATTTAGAGGTGTAGAAGGTGCGTTTCAAGGTGCTTATAACCTAGCGGATTACATTTCTTTTGATGTACTGCCTGACTACGACACTAGATTCCTTGGTACTTCTAAGACTATGGCAGGTGGTGCTGTAGAAGGTATATCACAGTTTGCTACAGGTTTCATTCCTTTGTTTGGTCTAGCAGGTAGAGCAGGTGCATTAGCTAAAGCAGGTACTGTTACTAAAGGTGTTGTTGCTGGTGCTGCTACTGATTTTACTTTCTTTAACGGGCAGGAAGCTAGACTATCTAATCTTATCCAACAAGTACCAGAGTTACAGAATCCAGTTACTGAGTTCTTGGCACACGATGAAGATGAAGGTGAGCTAGAGGGACGCATGAAGAATGTGTTGGAAGGTCTAGGTCTTGAAGCTGTAGCTGGTGTGTTTATCAAGTCTCTGAAAGCTATTAAGAACGGACGCAAAGCTAAAGGAGAAGGTAAGGATGCAGTCGGACAAGCACAGGCAGTAGTCGATACAGGGTTGCAACAAGACTTAGCTTCTATAGCTAAAGGTCCAGAATTAATAGATGAATTTGATAGAGACATCATAGATGAATGGTTTGAGCATTTAGATATGGAAGCAGACCATGATGAAGTGTTAGGAGCTTTAGATCAATTTAAACCTAAGTATAGAAGTTTCTTAAAAGCGTTGGCTAAAGAAGATTGGTTAGGTTTTGATTATCCATCGCAAGCTGTTAATGAGTTTGTAAGAAATCCAAATATATACGAACAGTTTGAAATATCTCCTCCATTAAAAGGAGCAGCGACTAAACTGGTAAACGCAGGTTTTAGAGGTGACATTGCTCAACCAGGTTTATCAAGAAGGTCAGGTATTTTTGCTGGTCGTATAGACGATAAAACAAAAGACTTCTTATTAAAAGGAGCACAAGCTGAGGGATTAGGTCAACAAGCTCCTACTATAGGAAAGACTTTAGATCAGTTAGCTGTTAACGCTGATACTTCAGAAGTACAGAACTTAGCTAAGAATTTAAAGAAGATCATAAAAGACGAAGACGATTTAAATGTTACCGTTAATTACAAACCTGATGTTGAAGGTGATCCTACTACAGTTAGAGGAGATGTAGGAGATAAAGGTTCTATTGCAGGTGTTTATAAACCTAGTACGGATCGTGTTGAATTGTATGGTAGTGCGGATGAGCAGACTCTTGTTCACGAGATGCTTCATGGTGTCACTGCTAAAAAGATAAATTCTTGGGTGAGTCAAGGAGGTAAAGAACGGTCAACAGTGTTATCTAATATAGATAATGTTATTAACAATAAAACTGCTCCTAAACCTATCAGAGAACTTGCTAAGTCTTTCAAAATAGCATCAGAAAAAGTAGGTAAAGAATATGAGTTTAAAGGTGCTGATCCGTTTGACCCTGAAGGTGCTAAAGGTATATACGGTTTAAAAGACTTAGATGAGTTTCTTGTGGCTGCTTTTACCGATTTAGAGCTACAAAGAATTTTAAGAAGAATACCAGCAGACGATAAAAGAAATATATTTCAAAAGATTGTAGATGCAGTAGCTGCGTTGATAGGGACTATAAAAGGAAAGGAAGGTTCTAATCTTCTTGATAAAGTACTTAGAGACTCTGCACAGATCATATCTGCAAGTAGGGGATCGTACATGGGTAAAGCAAAACTTGTAGCTGAAGGTCGTTATTATCAAACAAGACCTAATCTTTGGAGTGTTCCAGAACAAGAGATAACTTCCGCTGCTACTTCTATAAATGTAGCTAAATTACCTGCTGCTTACAACAAACTAAAGAAAGCTGGTATATTCGCTAAAGGAATGAAGATGGTGGATATAGGAGGAGGTAAGTTTGATAATGCTGTTGATATGCTTAAAGGAGAAGGTGTAGATTTAAAAGTTTACGATCCATTCAACAGATCAGCACAACATAACAAAGAGGTAGCTCAAGCAGTACAAGGAGGTCAAGTAGACGCTGCTATTTCTAATAATGTACTTAATGTTATTAAGGAAAAGGAAAACCAACTGTTAGTTGTTGAACAAGCTTTTGACGCAGTTAAAGGAAACGGTAAAGCATACTTCTCTGTATATGAGGGAAGTAAAAGCGGAGTCGGGAAAGAAACGAAAGCAGGTTTTCAACACAACAAAAAGACTGCTGATTATGTTAGTCTTGTAGAAGATGTATTTGGTAAAGGTAATGTAGAAGTTAAAAACAATATCATAACAGCTACAAAACAAGCTGACGAAGGTTTAGCTTCCGTGAAAAGACCTAGCGAACTGCCTGACTTTAAAAAAGGTAAAGAAGATGAGTTCCTCAGTGCTATACCTGATAAGTTTAGAGGGTATGCTGAAGCACTTATGGTAGGTGGAGTAAAGCCTAGACTACCACAGTTTGCATTGGAGACAGGTGAGGATGCTATTGTCTTAAAAGAATTACTAGAGCAATACTATACAGCTAACCCTGATAAAATAGATGTAAAAGGAGTTGTAGTTGAAATTGATGAAGCACTTGATTTTGATTATGAATCACTAGGACAAGATATAAAAGACATCGAGAAAAGCGAACTAGATAAACAAATTAGACAACAAAGTTTGAGAGACCAAGGACACGCTTTATCTTTAAATATAATAGAAAATGTAGAAGAAGCTAAGAAAGCTGGTTATGGTACTGTGTCTGTATCTAAATTAAAGAACTCCTTCCAACAACTACTTACAGTAGCTGATGCTTATAGGAAAATAGGTAGAGGTACTGCTCAGTCTTTACAAGCTAGACGAGAAAACTTCAGAAGAAAAAAGATAGGTTTATCTGAGACAGAGTCAGAAATAGAAGGTTTAAGGAACGAGTTTGTTAACAACTCAGGTAATATGAAACCTGAGAAAATGGTAAAAAGAATAGAAGAAATAATAGACCCTAACGATTTAGATGGAAGTTTTGCAGGTCTATTTAAGTTAGCTAAAAAGGCACAAGGTAAGAGTTTCTTGGATATGCCTACCGAATACTGGATGAACTCTATACTTAGTGGACCTAGAACGCAGATGGTTAATATCGTAGGTAACAGCTTAACTCAGGTTATGACCACTTTAGAAACTGTAGCAGGTGGTATCGTTAGTGGCAACTTGGACATTGTTAAAGCTTCTTTAGCTTCTTGGTCAGACGGTGAGATGTGGAAAGAGGCAGCGAAGTTTGCTAAACAATCTTTTAAAGAACAGGAAAACATATTAGACCCAACAAATCGTGCTTTTGAAGAAAGTGCTAGAGGAGCTATTACAGGAGAGCGTGTAGCAGATAGTTTCATGGGTCGATTTGTAAGTGAAAAAGGTTTACGCAGTAAGGAAGCTATAGATGCTTACGGTAACTTTATTCGACTTCCTGGTAGACTTCTTCTTACTACTGATGAGTTTTTTAAACAAATCGCTTATCGCAGGGCTGCTAGATTAAAAGCAGCTATGTCAGGCATAAACCAAGGAATAATTGATCCGAAGAAGTTAGCTGACCACATAAATAGTACAGTAGATAAAGTAGTAACAGAGGGTGGTAGAGTTATGTCGGAAGAAAGTCTTGTCAGAGAAGCTTCTAAGATTGCTGATAGTAAAGGTTTAAAAGATAAACAAAAAGCAGATTTCATTATTGATTATAAAAATGAAAACTTTAACGAAGGTGCTTCAGCTTTATCTCAATATGCAGCAGACGAAGCTCAGTATCTAACATTCACAAAAGAGTTACAAGAGGGAACATTAGGTAAAGGTTTACAGAACTTAACAAATCAAATACCCTTTCTGAGACTTGTTCTTCCTTTTGTTAGAACTCCGACTAATATTCTTTCATTCGCCTTTGAGCGTACCCCTGGAGTTTTTATGCCTGGCGTATTAAAAGAAGAGCGTTCTAGGTTAATCTCTGATTTAACGAGTGATGATCCAGTAGAAAAATCAAGAGCACTAGGTAAGATGTTAACAGCAACTTTAACAGGAGGTACTCTAATAGATGTAGTCGCTAATAATAGAGAGTTTATAACTGGAGGAGGTCCGAAAGATGAGAAGCAAAAAGCATCTTTATTAGCAACAGGTTGGAGACCTTATAGTATAAAAATAGGAGATACTTACTATAGTTATCAAAGATTAGACCCTATAGCTACTATTATAGGAACTGCTGCTGATATTGTGGACACAGGTTTTCGGTCACCAAGAGGTTTTAACGATTCTAAACTTGAACACGGTTTTGCTGCTTTAACATTAGCTTTAACAAGGAACGCTACTAATAAATCATATTTAGCTGGCATTCAAATGTGGAGTAATGCTTTAGGAGACCCTGATAGATACCTTGAAAAACTAGGTAGAAATTACGCAGGTTCTTTTGTTCCTAATGTCCTTTCTCAAATGCAAGACTATGACACGCAAGTGATGAAAGAAGTAAACTCTTGGAAGGATGCGGTAATAAGAAAACTACCTTTCGGTCGAAGAGGATTAGATAGTAAGAGAAACATATTAGGAGAAGAACTTATAGCTGAACAATCTCCTGAATACCTTGGTGTTATAAATCCTATTTCTTCCTCAACAGCTAAAAGTGACCCAATTATAAATGAGATGGCGAGTCTTAAACACGCTTTTAGACAGTTAGTTCCTAAGTTAGGTTCAATAAATTTACTAGACTATGAAAACACCAAAGGTCAATCAGCTTATGACAGACAGTTAGAACTTTTAAAAACTGTAAAAGTAGGAGGTTCAACCTTGAGAAGAACATTAGGTAAGTTAATTAAATCAAAAGCATATCAAAATTTACCTGCTGAGTCCTTACCTGGATTGCCTAGTCCTAGAATTGATAAGATCACAAGTGTTTTAACTAGGTTTAAAAAGGCATCAAGAAATAAAATGTTAAAAGAGTTTCCTGAACTAGATCAAGAATACTCTGCTTTGACAGGAGCACAATCAGCTTTTAAAAGAGGTGTCAGCAGACAAGAAGTGCTTGAACTTTTACAACAAACAAACTAATAATAGATTACCATGGCTAATACATTCGTAGACCACACAGGGGATAATACAACTACCTCTTTTTCTTTTACTTTCCCTTACCTCGATGACTCTCATGTTGTAGTACAAGTTGATGAAGCCAGTGTTGCAGGTGGTAGTTTTGTTACTAAGACTTTAACTACTGATTACACTATACAATCATCTCCTTCTAAAGCTATTGTATTTGTTGTTGGTAAAACTCCTGCGACAGGAGACAGGATAAGAATCAAAAGAGATAGTAAATCTAATACAACCCTTGTAGACTTTGAGAACGGTAGTGTACTAACTGAAGTAGAACTAGACCGTGCTTACTTACACAACTTATATCTCAGTGAAGAACTTGCAGAAGGTAGTGGTAATAGCACGATGGTAAAAGATTCAGCAGGTAACTTTAACGGAGACTTAGGAAGGATTGCTAATGTAGCTGATCCTGTTGACGCTCAAGATGTTACAACAAAAAACTTTACTGAGACTACTTATGTAAACACCGCAGGGGATACTATGACTGGTGTCCTTTCAATGGGTACTAATAAGATTACAAATGTAGTAGACCCTACAGTAACCACTGATGCAGCTACTAAGAACTATGTAGATGATACTATATCTACTGCTTTTACCACAGGCACACCACCTCCAGGTAACACTATAGGTACTTCTAATATAGACGATAACGCAGTTAACTATGCAAAACTACAAAATGTAGCTGCTAATAATGTATTACTAGGCAACGATAATGGTGCAGGATCAGATGCTCAGGAGTTAAATTCTACAGAAGTAAGAACTCTTTTAAATGTGGCAAACGGTGCAACCGCTAATGATACAGACGCTAACTTAAAGAACAGAGCTAATCACACAGGTACTCAACTTGCTGCTACTATATCTGACTTTAACACATCTGTTGATGCAAGATTAAACACAACTCCTAGCACTACCACTACTAATTCCCTCAGTTTAGTTTCACCTCCAGCCGCTTGGTCAGGCAACACACCAACACATAGAGTTTCTTATACTATAGTAGGAAAGATGGTGACTTTGACTTTTGATGTAACAGGTACTCAGTCTATAACAAATCTTATTTCTTTAGCTGGTACTGAAAATATGTATTATACATTACCTTCTGCTATTGCTTTTGATCGACTTAACTCAACTCACAGACCACAATGTGCTTTAGGTTTTTACACCTATAATTCTACTGCCCAAGCAACTGGACGGGCAACTGTTTATTTCAATGCTTCAAATGATACAATACTTTCTTTCAGCTTTAACAGTTTAGGAACTCCTGGTACATATTGGACTTTTGGGGGACAAATTACTTATCCTATTGTTTAACATAAGATGCCAGAACAACTCTCACACTTTCTCGACACTGCACTAGCTGTTATACTAGGAGTAATTGGTTGGATGATTAAAAAGCTGACAGATCGTTTAGAAAAGGATGAAGAACGATTAACAAAGATTGAAGTGGAACTTGCTACTCAAAGAGAACGAGACACTGCTGTGGAGAATCGTATGAGTGGACTTGAATCCACTGTTAAAGAGATTAACGGTAAACTGGATAGAATGATGGAGATATTAATGAAACGATGAGTAAGATATGTCCAAAAGGAATAGCTTGGGCTAAACGCACATTTGATAAGTATCCATCTGCTTACGCTAACATGGCTGCTTCTAAATACTGCAAAGACCCTAAGTACGGTAAAGGTAAACGGAAGCTTTCAATTAAAAAGAAGAAGTAGTTATGGGTGAGTTAGCTAAATGGAGAGCACAGAATTGGGTGCGTATAGGATCAGATGGTAACATTAAAGGTGCTTGTGGTACTTCTAAGAACAAAAAGAATCCTGATAGATGTCTACCTATGTCAAAAGCTAAGTCCCTATCTAAATCACAACGAGCATCTACAGCTAGAAAGAAGAAAGCAGCAGGGGCAAAAGGTAAACAATTTGTTAGTAATACACCAGCAGCCAGAGTATCTTTAAAAATTAAAAAGAAGTAGTCATATGAAAAAATGTAATTGTAAGCGTAAACTTTCTATAAAGAAAAAGAAGAAGAACTATGCCAAAGCGTAAAGGAGTATCATTATCTCTAGGCAGAGGTGAGAAGAGCAAGAAGGGTGGACTCACTGCTAAAGGCAGGGCTAAGTATAACAGAGCTACAGGTTCTAATTTAAAAGCCCCTCAACCTGGTGGTGGTCCTAGAAAGCGTAGCTTCTGTGCTCGTATGAGTGGTAACAAAGGACCAATGAAAGATAGTAAAGGTAGACCTACTAGAAAAGCTTTAGCCCTTAGAAGGTGGAAGTGTTAACAACTTATGAAAACACGAGAAGAACTAGGTAACTTACACATCCTTTTAACAGATACTTTAAGTAAAGGTATTCAACTGATGAGTGCCACTGAAGAGTATAATCCTGCTTTACTTAACTGTGCCAGACAACATTTAAAAGATAACGATGTAGTTCTTATGAGTGGTAAAGATACTCCACTTAATGATCTACTGGGAGAAGTCCTACCTTTTGAAAACAAACCTGAAGAAAGAGTAGTTACAAAGTAATAACAGTAATAACAACACCGAAGAGAGAGAAAGAGTTGAAGCATGAGTATTGAAAAGCTTAAACAACTCAAGGACTTCCGTAACTTCTTATATGTAGTTTGGAAACACTTGAACCTACCTGATCCTACACCACTACAATACGATATAGCTGACTTCATGCAACACGGTCCTAAACGATCTGTTATCATGGCGTTCCGTGGTGTAGGTAAGTCCTGGATATGTTCAGCTTATGCTGTTCATCAACTCCTACTAGACCCTAC